AACAGGTTGTGTTTATTCTTGGGTTGCTATAGAACAATATATGAAAGGAAATATAGGACTCGGTATAGCATATACGGGTTATGCCTTTGCTAATATGGGTTTATATATGATCGCTACAAAGTGAAATATTATGAAAAAGCCTCAAAACATACCATTAAATCCAGACGCACCAAGATCAAAAAAGGTTGAGACTACACCAATGCCTCAATTATATGCTGATCGTATGGAAGATGATATTTATATCAGACCAGATAGAGACTCCGTATACGTTCCTATTCAAAAACCCCAAGAAGATGAAAATAATTAAAACAGCGATTAAACTTTCTTATGAAAGATTTATTCCTAACGCTTTTCAGAGAAGGTATCATTTTGCTATAGCATTTGACGGTAACAAGCCCGTCTGCATAAGTCAGAATAATCCCATTAAGGTCAATGCTAAAGCACTTAGAATGGGACACAGATTTAACATCCAAACCTATAAGGAATATCCATATAATCATGCAGAATCTCATCTTATTTCTCAACTTCTGGATCGCTATAATACCATTGATACTAATCTTTCAATTGTTGTTGTCAGGATTGGCAGAGATGGAAGAATGAGGTTGAGTAAACCTTGTGAAAATTGTGCTAAGATATTACATGCGGTTGGATTGAACGATGTATATTGGAGTATTGGCGATAATATATTTGAAGATACCTATGCCAATCAGATTAATATAGACAAAGACTATTTTTATAGATATGCAAGAGGAAAGTTTTATGCTAAGAACAAGATGGCATTATTGGACTTGTAGTAAATTTGCCGACTGGATTAGGGGAGAGAAGAAACCCTATGCTCTTGAGTGGGGTGGTTGGACAGAGTGGGAACAAGAGCAAAAGACAAAAAGACCAATACGTTTTTGGTTGAGTGATACTGGTCTTAAATGGCTACAAAATATTGTATATTTCCCTAGCGACATTTACCATACCATAGATTGTTATGTCAGTAATCGCTGGATAAGTAAAACTCATTATCTTAAAACAGGCTTTAAACCTGGGGGTTACTATGAGTTTGATGAAAAAATTATTCATGCTTTGTTTAATGAATTAGTAGATTTTGTAGAAAAAGACTTGGCTCATATGGGTAACTTTAATTCTCAAGAGAAATATACATTTAAGAATGGTCGTTGTGTTGAAGCAGCATATAATTATTTTAAATGGGCCAAAAACCTTAAAGATACACTACCCAACGGAAAGAGAGTATTGAGCCAACAGGCTAAAGGTTCAAGAAAAATTAAACAACTATATGAATGGTGGACAAAAAAAAGACCTAATAGACCAGACCCATACGAAGCAAGTGGATGGTCAAAAGTGTGTCAAATATCTAGTGAATCAGATTTTGCTCCTAAACAACTAAATAAGCAAATGCAGGCTATGAAAAAACTAACACAAATAGAAAACAAATATGATAACGAGGATACTGCTATGCTAATTGAGTTGATTAAAATACGCCACCACCTGTGGTCATAATTTTTAAAGAATCTCTTGACAAACGCCGATAGAGTGGTATAAATGGGTACTCGCCCGCCTTTAGGAGTATTCTATGCTTTGTAGATATTGTCAGAGTATGATAGATAGTGACAGGCTTGAGTTTTTGCAAGAATATAATAGACCGCTAGTGTGCAAAGAATGTTCGACTGAACAACGTGCTGTCGGGTTCATGGATTGGGGACATAAAACAGCACCAAGTTTAGTTATGGTTCCAGCAAATGCTAATGAAACAATTCGTATACTAAACAGAGCAAATCGTCGTGCGAGATAATAATGAATAAAATAACATGGTTAGAATTATACAATTTTTTGTATGAAAAAGCGAATAATGTCAAGAATTTGGGAGACTTTAATTGGAACAGTCCAGTAATAATTCACGATGCGTCAACTGGCGATGAATATTCTTGCGACACATATATTATTTCGGATAAAACCAATCAAGAAAAATTAGTGTTGCTTACTAACATAGATAGTTTATTTTCAGACATAAAGGATTTTAATTAATGAATGAACTAGAAATAGAAGATTTGCTATTTAAACAAGTAGAAAAACCCAAGCATTTTCTAATGACCAAAATTATTAATGTGTTTGAAAATCGTTATAGAATTAATGTTTATGTTGAGATTGAAGAAGATAACTTAATTAAGAAAAGAATACGCAATAGTTATTTTTGTCACTATAGTCCCGGCAAGTTAACTATTATACCAGAAACGGATAAAGAAAATGAGTCCAGAACTAATAAATCAATTAGTAACTAAATACCCCATGCAGTTTAAGAATCTGTCTTATATTGAATGTGGCGATGGTTGGTATAACCTATTGGACAAACTATTCTCTGTAACACAGAGTCAGATTGAGCGTAATATTCGCAACAACAAGAATATGGATTTATTCTGGTGGAGCCAAATTAAAGAAAAGTTCGGCGGATTAAGAGCCTACTGTTATGGTGCAGATGATTATATTCGTGGGGCCATAGACCTTGCAGAAAATCTGAGTTATAATACTTGTGAAGTTAGTGGAGAACTTGGTAAACTTAGAAACCAACGTAAGGGAGATAATGGAGAGCCTATTCGTGCATGGATGAAAACATTATCAGATAAAGAAGCAGAAAAAGAAGGATATTTGTGAAATTCTTCAAGTCAACCACTTGACAAAGCCGATAAGCATGATATGATTAGTGCGTATCGCTAACACAAACACAGGAGAGTAGAGTTATGGGACTTGGCAAAGGTAAAAAGGCTTGTACGAAGTGTGGTACTATTACTGGGCCTAGAGCGTATATGTGCAAGAAATGCAATACTCCTTTTGCATTTAAGGTAAAGAGCAAAGAGGCTAGAAATACCAAGATCGTTAAGGATTTTTGCTGGCAAGATTTGGTCAAGGGTGAGCGTATCAAGGTGAATGGTGGCCCATATTTTGTGAATCTTTCTACGGGAGATTTTATCCCTATGGGATATAGGGGTAGATTTGTTGTAGAGGGTGTTGATGCTAACGGTATTAAGGCTTGGGGTCTGGATAAGCACCAAGGATTCTGCCATATTTATATGGGGCCAGATACGCAGAATAAAGAAACCGGCGTATGGAAGATCAAGCATAAGATTATTAAACTTAAGCCAAAGGTAGAAGTCAATGCCTAAAGATACCTCTGTTATTCTACAAATTAAGTCTTTGTCTAAGAATATCGAGGATTCCCTATCTGCTATTGACAATCTGATTAAGGTTGAATATCCTAATAAATATGAAATATTTTATCAGCATATCATGCCACAGATTATCACAGCGTTAAATAATGATACCAAATGGCTCCCAAGAGGTAGATATAATTTAGAATACTTGTTGAACTCAATATCAAACAACAATAAATACACTAATGGTCTAAAGAAATACATAGAGTAACTATATGAAAAAAAGCATTATCTAGTTATAGAAACTATCATGAATATGATATACGGAGTCGGACTTGCCAAACTTGCTGGCTCAGATAAAATAGAGTGTGCTTGGGACGACGAAAGCAACAGTATGGTATTCTGGTCAAAAACTCAATATGAATAATATAGACAAAATTCAAGAAGAGATTGATTACCTCAAGGAATATATTTCCACCGACTTCTGTAAAAGATGCGAGGATATGGTTAATCGTTTGAAGAAGTGTGAAGAGTTATTAATTGAACACAAAAACAATATTAACCAAGAATAAATATGTTTTCTAATACCCTAAATAAAATTTTATGCAATAGGTTGTGGCGTCTTTGTTTTTCGTTTAAACAACGCAGATGCTATATTAGTGGCGATTCTCTGTGGTGTTGTTTGGCCTATAAAGGGGTCAAGCCTAATACTAGTTATATAGATGATATATGGCTATCGCAAAAAGAATATTTGCAAAACCTATCCTATAATAATATATGAACAGACCATTCATACTGGTGCTATCAGGTATATTATCAATATCTGTCGGTGTGAATATTCTTTGCTTAGGTCATATATCTCAACAGCAAAAAATAATGACAGAAATTAACGCGATTTTGATAGAAAAAAGGGAACAAAAACGCAAACAATATATGGACAAAATTATTGAACACATATTAGAATTCTATGATAGAAAGTGTATTATTTAATACGGGGACGTAACGGTATCGATTGGATATGGAGAATTATATTAGCAAGTAGTGGTTGATCGACCGGCCACTTTAAAAGTCGATTAAATGCTTTAACTGGCACAAATCAGTTAGCCCTTGCTGCTTAATTAAATAACAGCAACAATCTTAGAAAGCGATGAAGGTAGCGTTCAAAAGATTGTCGTAAAATCCTTCGGCCGCTAGAATAGCCAACGGGTTCTAGCCTGAGATTAGTTGGTACGGAAAGACGAATGTTGTTTGTTCTTTAGTCTTTCTTAAAACTTATGAACAAAATAAACTTGTAGAATATGTAATTAGAAGTATCGCAAGACATGGGTTCGACTCCCATCGTCTCCATTTCAAATATACTGACTAAGATAAGGAATAATAAATGAGTTTTTGGAAAAAGATGTATAAAAAATTAACCAAAAAGGAAAATAAAGACCCAAAAGAATTAGCAGAAGATAAGTATCTAAAAAAACTTAAGAAAAAATTAAAGAAACATTCATCATGATTAATCGTAGACATTTTTTATCTCACCTATCTGGATTATCTTCTGCTGCGTATTCTGCTCTTTATTTGAGAAATAGTATAGCGGCTAATGCTCCAGAATTACGCAAACAAAATAAAAGCACTATACTCATTTGGTTGGGCGGTGGTGCTAGTAGTATTGATATGTGGGATTTAAAACCGGGATCAGCAACAGGAGGCCCATTTAAGCCAATCAATACTAATGTAGACGGTATTCAAATCTGTGAACATCTACCCCTGCTCTCTAAAAATATGGATAAGTTAAGTATTATCCGTAATATGAGTACTAGAGAAGCAGATCATACCAGAGGTAGATATTATATGCATACAGGATATGTTCCTAATCCTAATATAGACTATCCTAGTTATGGTAGTGTAATATCCCATGAATTAGAACATCTTTGTAAAGATATAGAAATTCCATTGTTTGTAAGTATTGGTGGTACTAGCACAGGCCCAGGTTTTCTTGGCATGAGTTATGCTCCATTTATTGTTAATACCAATGGAACGGTTCGTGATTTAGATATGGGACTAGATGAGACTAGAGTTAAACAACGCATGGAAATGCTGGCAACGATTGAAAATAGATTTATAAAAGAGAATCGCGGAGGGTTTGCCCTAGATCATGCCAAAGTATTGAACAAGACTTGGAAAATCATGAATAGTGATCAAATGTATGCGTTTAAAACTACATCTGAATCTTCACAAACTAAAGATAGATATGGCAATTCTGCTTTTGGTAGAAGTTGTTTAATGGCAAGAAGATTGGTTGAGGCTGGCATACCCTTTATTGAAGTAGATTTTGGTGGATGGGATAATCATACTGATATTTTTAATACGCTAGAAAATCAAAAACTACCAGACCTAGACAAAGGTTTGAGTGCCTTAATCGAAGACCTTCAAGATAGGGGCTTGCTAGAAAATACAACCATAATATGTATGGGAGAATTTGGTCGAACACCAAACATTAATGGTAATGGGGGTAGAGATCATTGGGCAAGAAGTTGGAGTGTTGTAGTTGGTGGAGGTTCTTTTAAGAATGGAAGAGTTGTTGGCGAAACAAATGAAAATGGCAAAGAGATTGTGGGTAATGCATATACTTCTCAAGACTTAATGGCTAGCGTATTAAGAAGTTTGGGTATCTCACTAGAGACTACATTTACTGCTAAGAATGGCAGACCAATGAAAATTGCTAATTCTGGTAAAGTTATTACAGAATTATTTTAATTATGTCTAGAAAAATTTGTGCATATTGTGGTAAACGCAAAAATAAAGGCAGTTTTCCTAAACACACCATGTACAAAGACAATCTTGATACACGATGTAAAAAATGTGTCAAGAAACACAGCAAAGTAAGAAATCAATTACACAAAGAAGCCCCGCCAAAACCAGAGTTGTGTGAATGTTGTGGAAAAATGCCAATCAAATGGGTTTTAGATCACGACCATAGCGATGATAGTTTTAGAGGATGGATTTGTGATCGTTGCAATACTGGTATAGGAAAATTAGGAGACTCTTTAGATGGTGTAATTAAAGCTGTAAACTATTTAATTATGTCTAAAAATAGAGTGGTGCCAAATGAATCTCCGACAAAGATGGATCAAACATCTTGAACAAAATAATATGACATATATTCAGCATTTAATTTTTGCTATGTTTTATGGATCTTGTTGTTTATTAGCGGGATTATTTTTGATCATTCATTCAGTTCTTCCGTGTTTTTTCCCAACGGCAGGGAGTGATTTAGTCAGTAAATTAAGTGAAAGATTCAAGAAACGACACTAGATTGTCGATACTTGACAAGGACAGGACGCTAGTGTATACTGTAGGGAAACAACGGAGATATTGTAAATGACTCATCACTTTGATTATGTTTGGAGAATGGTTTGTGATCTTAAGGCTACTAGTAGTACGATTGATAAGCAGGGAATAATTGAGGATTATTGTAATTGTAGTAGTGATGCTGCTAGTTTTACTAAGAAGATTTTCCTGTATGTTTATCATCCTTTGTGGCAATACAATGTAACCAGCGATAATCTTAAAAAGAAAAGTTCGTTGAGTGGTAAGCAGTATAATAATGTTTTTAAACTTTTGGATGATCTTAAGAATCGTATCATTACTGGTCACGATGCTATAGGTGCTGTTAATACCTTTATAGATACTCATAAAGAGTATGAGGAACTTATCCATTGTATTATTGATAAAGACCTCAAAACTCGTGCTGGAGATAAGATTATCAACAAGGCTATTCCTGACCATATTCCAGAATTTAGTGTTGCTCTGGCAGATAAATATGAACCTAAACTTGTAGATTGGAAGGATGGTTGGTATGTTAGCCGTAAAATTGACGGTGCTAGATGTATCGCTATTGTTGATTCTGATGGGAACGCTACCTTTTATTCCCGTACAGGAAAAGAGTTTGATACTCTTGGTGTTGTTAGTGGTGGTATTAAGGCTTTGGGGATTACTGATGTAGTATTTGATGGTGAACTTTGTCTAGTAGACGCAGATGGTAATGAAGATTTTCAAGGAGTTATGAAACAACTGAAAAAGAAAGATCATACTATTCCTAATCCATCCTTTAAAATTTTTGATATGATTACGCACAACGAATTCTATAGTAAGAAAGGCGAAAATAATCGTCC